TTAATAGTCTATGAAACCTTGGTTCGTCCCAAGACATGCATTCTTCAAACTCTTTAAACTTTGTTTTATTGAATATTTGTTCGCTATAAAGGAAAAATAGCATATCTATATCGGGAGTTCCGATCTTGTACTTGGCTTTGGCCCAGTACCTTATCACCCTCCAGTACTTCATATAGTCATGTGAGGGTTGAACTCTGTCGTAGTTCTTTCTTATTATATTAGGCATTAAATTTAATTTGTATCTTTGCGAAAACAAAAGTACTAAAATTATGCCAACTGTTACGTATAAGTGTGGAGACACCGGAAAAAATAAAAAGAGAAAGTTTGCTTATAACGCAGTAGGTAAAGCTCAAGCAGATTCTTTTTCTCGAATGAATGATGGAAGTTTAAAGATGAATCCAGGACCAAAGGAGGAAAAGAAAACTAAAGCTACGATAAGAAAGAAAAACAAAATTAATTTTGATACTACAGCATCAGGATCTGTGGGTGGTGGTAGTGCTAATGAAATGGCTAAGGCTGTAGGTGCATTAGGAGGAACATTATCTGGATTAATATCAGGAGGAAAAAAAGCATAATATGTCAAACGGAAACGGAAAAGGACCAGGATCAAAACATAAGAGAGTAAAACTTAAATCTCGCCCGCTCAATGTAGAGCGTGATGAAAAATATAAATCCTTCATATCTAAAAGAAATAAATTAAAAGGAAAGAAAAAAGGAATTATAAATTCGTTAAGATTAAAGCTTTTAGATAAAAAAATAAAAAGAGGACGTAAGGGAAGTAGGTTGGATCAGACTTGGGGATAGTAATAAAATATTATTATCTTTGTAAAATTATTAACCAAACAAAACAAGATGAAAAAGTATTTACTTACAATGGGGGTTGCACTGTTATCATTAGCTGCTTCAGCACAATTTATGGTAACAACAACAGTTAACACACCGGCAGATGGGGATAGCTGGGGAACAGAGAATTTTACACAGGAAATGGGAATAGGCTATATACATAAAGATATAGTAGTAGGAATCGTAAAGAGCGGAGAAGATTATGATGCATTCGGAAGGTATGCGCTTTCCTCTCATGCTTATGTAATTGGTAAGATGGCTACAGATTCTACTCATTCATTAAGTATTGGGGTTGGTTATTCTTTACCATTATGGAAAGGATTATCTTTAGACCCTTATTATATAAAAGAACTTGACTCTGATACAGAAGGGAGTCTTAGAATAGGATTAACATATAAAATTTAAAAACATGAAAAAGCAAGGTTACAACGCAAGATTAGATGAGTCTTTAGGCAACAAGCATAAAGGCAAACATAAGCAATCTTTAAAAGATCGTAGAGATGAGTCAAAAGCAATGTCTAAAAAAATCTATGGACATGCATATGGTGGAGATCATAATATGTCTTATGAGAAAATTAATAATGTAAAGAAACATCTTTCTTCACACATTAGAAAATAATTATGGCAAAGAAAGGAAGAACTAAAAAAGCAGCCTTCCCAGAAATAAAAGAATCTCGTCAGGGAGCTTTTACTAAGTGGGCTAAGAATAACGGGTTCAAAGATGCGTGTAGTGCAGCTTCTGCTGTCATGAAGAAGACTGATAAGTATTCTGACAAGGTAGTTAAGATGGCTAACTACGCTAACAACTTTGGATGTAAAGCAAAATAATATGTCAAAATTAATATGTAAAATAAAGTGTGGGTGGAATTGGGTAATGGCTAAGATTATGTTTAATGTTGCTTCATGTCCTAATAAACTTTGCGCGTGTAAAAAATAAATGAAAAGAACTCCAGTAAATCAAATTAAATCAAGAGGCTTTGGAGATAGCGTAGAAAAATTTACCAAAGCAACAGGAATAAAAAAAGCAGTCGATACTATATCAAAAGCAACTGGAAAAGACTGTGGATGTGGAAAACGAAGAGATGCTTTAAATAGAGCGTTTCCTTATAGTAAATAAAAAAATGACCTATCAAAAATTACAAGTAAGTAATGGATTAGATGTTATCCCAAGTGATACGGTTAATATTCCTAATCCCGATACTGAAATACTTTCATCTAATAATGGTGCTTTTGGTGTTGGAGGAGCTTTATTGGATTCCAATTTAGAGGGTCCTGATGGAGAGAACGTAGCGCAAGCAGGTGATATTATATATAACATCACAAATAATATAGCTTATTATGTAACCCGAATTGGGGCCTCGCAATTGCTTTTTAGAACTCCAACTGCCTCACTACCAGGTACCAGTGACTATGTAATTTATAGAGAAGCAACTCGAGGATGTATTTTGTTTAGTGGAGTAGCCGGGAACATAAGTACGCAATTAGAGGATAAAAAAATATTTAAAGGAATTTCTGCAGGATCATTCTTACCTACTCAGGTAGTAAGAGTAAATGAAACTAACACAACTGCTACAGATATTATAGCACTGTGGTAATACATAATAATAGATAAATAAAAAAATATGGCATATCAAAAATTACAAGTAAGCAACGGATTAGCAGTTATCCCAAGTGATAGCGTTAGAATCCCTAACCCTGATACATTAGTTACATCAGGAGCAGATGGAGACGCATCTGTAGGAGGAACATTTAGTTCAGCTGGATCAACATTTATAACAGACAGAGTAAGAGCAGGAGCTATTGTATATGCTACTTCTAAAGCTTACTATGTTATATCAGTGGATAGTGAGACATCATTAACAGTATCTACTGCTGATGGTACAATTGCTGGAGCCACTACAGTGTTTCAAATATACAATGAAGCAACTCCAGGATGTATTTTATTTGCGGGAGTAGCTGGAGATATGGGAATTCAATTAGCACAACAAAATGGAAACGCTAACACTACCGAGCTTACTTTTAAAGGAATAGCAGCTGGAGCATTCTTACCTACTCAAGCAATAAGAGTGGATGCTACTAAAACAACAGCTACGGACATTATAGCACTCTGGTAATATGGGAACTGGAATTGGAGTCGGAATAGCAGGTCAGGTATACGACTTGAAACCAGGGGGTTCTACACCACCACCTTCTTATAGTAATTTATATTCTATGGAGTTTACTGGAGCTTCTAACCAATGGTTAAATAATGCCGCCTCTCCTTTATTAGGTGCAGGAGGAACGGGAGCTTGGAGTATATCTTTCTGGTTTAATTTTTCGGTAGTAACCGGAGGTTCTCAAAGAATTTTAGACATAAATCCAGGACAAGCTACAGCAAGATTTCAAATATATTTAGACACTGCTACTCCTTCTATAAGAGTAGCAGGAGATTTTACAGATAATTTTAATAGTTTTCCAATATCGGCAGGAGTTTGGTATCATTGTATATATAGATACACAGGTACTTCAGGAGCTGCTAATAATGTGGGATATGTAATGGATGGCACTAATATAGATTCAGGGACTAAAACTGTTAACCCTTTTGGTACTGCCGGAAACTTTCTGGTAGGTCGTAATAATGCTGCTTCAGGAGGATACATGACGGGATACCTTGATGAAATATCTATATGGGATAAATACCTTTCTGATGTTGAAGCTATAGAAGTTTATAATAGCGGTACTCCTACAGATTTAGCTGCCTCTTCTATGGCTGCAAATTTACAGCATTGGTGGAGAATGGGAGATCCTAACGGAACATCTTCTTATCCTACCATTACAGATGCTAAAGGAAGTTTAGATCTTACTATGAATAATCAAATAGCTGGAGATATTCAAACAAACGTACCATAATGTTGTGTTGTATTTTAAATATTAAAGATTTGAATAATGTTCCTTATAAGAACTATAATACAACAGGCATGGAAGTGTTTCAAGATACAATAAATACTGTTAGAAAAAATTTAGATGAAACAGAATTTACTATCACTTTTTTAGAAGATAACCCTCCATCAATTGTAGAAGGTAAAACAATATACACTACACAAGAATTAGATGAAATTATAAATGATCCAGCTAATGGCTGGATAGAAAAAGAATAGAATATGCCTGATACTAACGGAAAAAATAAAACTAATAAGAAGCATAGGAATGCTGTTAAAAATAAAAAACGAGAATATAATTTTACTAAAAAGAAAAAATTTGGTGAAGGTAAGATCGGTAAGAAAATAGTAAACGCAGTTACTCCTAAAAGTATGGTAGATTTAATACCGGTAAGTAAAGGAGTAAAAGCGGCTAAAGCGGCTTACAAGTATTTAACAGCTTAAATAATAATTATGGCTACTAAAGCAAGCAAACCTCATAGAACGCGGAATAAAAATAAAAAAAGAAAAATTAGCAACTTAGCTAAACACGCCGCCAAATATAAAGACGATCCTACTTACTGGAAAAAAGTAAAAGAGACTACGGGTTCTGATAAGATAACGTATGGGGGAAAAACTTATTAAATAAATTATTATCTTTGCGATTATGAACTGGGTGCAAACACATACAAGTATAGGGAAGTTTAAATACATTCAGACTTCTACTTATAATTTAAAAAAAACAAAAAAGAAATGAGAGATACAGTAGAAGTAGTAGCTGCTAACGGCGGCGCATTGGGACTCACATTAATGCAGGCTAATGAAATACTTCAGTTTGTTTCGCTTTCCCTGGCAATTGCATTTACAATTTACAAGTTTATAAAGAAAAAAAAGTAATCATGAAATATTTTACCCACAGTGAGTTTGATTCTCCAGGCGAACCAGGTTCAGGGGGGAATATGAAAGATGATTTCTTAGAATTGTTAGACACTGCTCGTGAAGAAGCTAATATTCCTTTTAAGATAACATCCGGCTTTAGAACACACGCTTACAATAAAGACTTAATAGATAGAGGATATCAAGCCTCTAAGAATAGTTCACATCTAAAAGGATGTGCAGCTGATATTGCTTGTGGTAATTCAGAGCAAAGATCAATAATGGTTAGGGCATTAGTTAATGTCGGGTTCACTCGTTTGGGGATTTCAAAGACGTTCATACATGTGGACAACGATCCAGATAAGTCTGACGCAATTTGGTTATATTCATAATGGCAAAGAAAGGAAGAACAAAAGGAAATAAAATTTGTCCGGCTGGAATAGCTTGGGCTAAAAGAACATTTGATAAATACCCAAGTGCATATGCTAATATGGCAGCATCTAAATATTGTAAAGATCCTAATTACGGAAAAGGTAAAAAGAAAAAATAATGATAGATAAAAAGAAACTTAAAACAATAGCCGCAGAGCTTAAAAAAGCGTCAGCTATGCATAAAGGTCAAGCTGCAAAAATAGATAAAATGTTAAAGTCTATGAAGCCAAAGACTAAAAAGAAAAAGTAATGGCTGGAGCTTTAAAAAAATGGAGAGACCAAAAGTGGGTCCGTATAGGAACTGATGGGTCTATATTAGGAGCTTGTGGTACAAGCAAGAATAAAAAGAACCCTGACCGATGTTTACCATTATCTAAAGCTAACTCATTAAGTAAGGCAGAAAGAGCTGCTACAGCTAAAAAGAAAAAAAGATCAGGTGGAAGAAAACAATTTGTAATGAATACTAAAAAAGCAAAAGTAAGAACTTAAAATAAATAATTATGCCAACGGTTACAGTAAAAGGAAAAAAGAAAGTATTCCCTTATAATGCAGTAGGGAAAGCACAAGCAGACGCTTATGCTAAAATGCATAAGGGTAAAAAGAAAAATAATCCAGGATATGGAATGGAGAAAAAAACTAAGTCTTCAGGATATTAATGGCGGTTAGTAAAAAAAACATGAAGTGTAATGTGGTTCGACCAAGCACCCGGCCAGGTAAAAAAAAGATGGTAAAGGCGTGTGAGGGAGGTAAAGAAAAACTAATACACTTTGGAGCTAAAGGTTATGGTCACAACTATTCGGCTGCTGCAAGAAAGTCTTTTAAAGCAAGACATAAGTGTGGTACAGCTAAATCAAAACTAACAGCACGATACTGGTCATGTAAAAAATTATGGGCGGGAAAAGGTGGTTCAACTAAAAGCTCACCGTCTAATAGAAGAGGAAAATACTAATGGAAGATATATTAAAATTAATAGATGGTTATGGATTACCTTTAATATTATTATTGGGATCTTTATATGCTTTATATAAATTTTTTGTTTTTAGTATATATGAAGTTAAAGGTCAGTTTTCAAAGTATCATGAAAAAAATGCTGCAGATATGCAAGAAGTAAAAAAGAAAATAGATATTATATTAGAATACATTAGAAATAAAAAATCATGAGTATTTGGACTAAGATATTTGGAAAAGGAACATTAGATGTAGCTGGTAAAGTTGCAGGAATTGCGGATAGGTTTATTCAAACAAAAGAAGAGAAGGCTGCTTTTGAAATGGAAATGGAAAAAATCTTTATTGAAGCAGAAGCAGAAATACAAAAAAACGTAACTGAAAGATGGAAGAGTGATATGTCCAGCGATTCCTGGCTTAGTAAAAATGTTAGGCCTATGGTATTAATATTTTTAGTAGTATGCACTGTATTAATGATATTTATAGATGCAGGCTCTATTCATTTTCAAGTAGAACAGAAATGGACAGATCTTTTACAATTAGTTTTAATTACTGTTATTGGAGCTTATTTTGGAGGAAGGTCTTTTGAAAAAATAAAAAAATGATTACCTCGTCATTAGGTGTTAAGATTAATAATTGGGTTATTAATAATTTAGAATTTATTAAAGCTCAAAAAAATAGCAAACCTAAAGGACATAGAGGGGTAGTGTTTGGACTACAAGATTTACAAACTTCCCAGATGAAATCATTGTTAGTGGAAAATAATTTTCCTTATAATGAATTAAAACATATCGAAGAAGAGTTAATTAACCAGTATAAAATTCCAGTAAAAAAATACGCTGCCTCTGGTATTATGTTGGTGTATTCTGAAAAAGGATATAAATGTAAATGGCATACTGATGATACAGATAGTGAACACGAATATACTACACGTTTTAACGTGTTATTAAATAAACCTTTTAAAGGTGGTGATCCTATTATTAAAAAAAATGGCGTTAAACAAACTATTCCGGTAAAACAATATGAACCTTGGATGTGTTTATCGGGAAAGTATGAACACTCTACAGTTAAAACAGAAGGCCCTTCTCCTCGCATCTTACTCTCTTACGGGTATGATATTAATAAAAAGTTATTAGAAAACTTAGGTTATCTATAATTAAAAGACATTAGATTTCTTTTACTATCTTTGCAGTATTAATTAACTTAAATATTACTACAATGGCAAAAAAAATTGAAGAACAAGAATTAAACGATTTACAACAATTAAACGGTGAGTTTAATAAAATCAAAACACAGTTAGGAGATGCTGAATTGCAAAAACATTCTTTATTAAAAAGAGTAGAAGAATTAAGAGGAGAGTTTAGTGCATTAGAGGTTAGCCTTACAGAAAAATACGGAAAAGATACGGTTGTAAATTTAGAGACTGGAGAAATCACGAAGAGAGAGGACTCTAAAGAAGAACCAAAACAAGATAATGGCAAAGATAAGTAATACTACTGCGTACCCTTTACAAATTTACCCATCGTTAGATGATATGGTAATCATTACAGAGGATCGCTCTCTGGAAACTAAGAACCTTAAATTATCAACTTTATTAGGTTTGCAAACGGGTATTGTAACTTTTGAAGAAGCGACAAAAGTAATAACCGCAGCAGAAATGCTGGACTTAAATGTTAATCCAGTTTCTTTAGTAGGAGCTAAAGGAGGAGATACTTTCATAATGCCTTTAACAATTATGATAAAGTTAGACTATAATAGTGTTGCTTTTGATTTCACCCCAGGAGACTTCGTAAGTATAACCACTTCCGATTGGGGGGCGTTGAATGGGTATTTTACAAGAGTAAACGTATCTTTTTTTAATACTGCTGCCACTGTGTTAACTGGTGGGGTTATAGGAAGTAATTTATTACCATCGATTCATATTGGTGCTCCTAACGCTCCTTTACTTTTTTACGGAACAGGAAATACTACAGCTACAGTAGGGGATAGCACAGCAACTGTTACCGTTCAATATACAACAATTAAGATCACATAAGATATGGCTAAAATTGAAAATATTACAGTATATCCTACGGTACTACCAGCGGATGATGATTTACTGATTGGAACAGATGTAAGTAATGATAATAAAACCGTCACCTTTACGGTAGGTTCTCTGGGAGGAGGAGCAGGTGTTCCTCAAGACTTACAGTCTGTTTTAGATATTGGCAATACAGCCACTCAAAGTATTATATTAACTGGCGGTCCAGGTGCTAACGGATATTTAGATGCGAATCAAATATTACTTACGGGTGCTTCTGGTGTAGCAGGTCAAGTTCTTACTTCAGGAGGGCCAGGAGCGTCGACTACATGGACAACTCCAGCACCACCAGGAGGAGGTGAGGATATTCAAGCAACTTTAGCTATAGGTGATACCACCTCATTATCAATGATAATGAATGGAGCTGCTCAACAGTTAAGTTTATCGGGAGGAACATCTTTAAATATAGCAGGAGCGGGGTCAAATATTAATGTAAACGCAGGTTCTAACTTAGCATTATCTAATAGTTCTACATTAAACCTTTCAGCTACTACTACAATTAATGATAGTTTAGGTGCAACCGGAGCAGCTGGCCAAGTATTAACTATAAATGGAGCCGGTACGGGAATAGAGTGGGGAACACTCCCTTCTGTTTCTACTCCGGATTTACAGCAAGTTTTATCTGTTGGTAATACAGCAAATGGTGTAGGAATTAACTTAACAAATAATTCTCCTTTAATTTTAGATGGAACCTCTAACATTACTTCTGCAGGAACTAATACGTGGAACGGTGTTAATACTTTTAATGGAAACATTGACGTAAACGGGTGTATAGAAGACTCTGCTGGACTGTGTGGAACTGCAGGGCAAATATTAAGTAGTACAGGAGCTGGTCAGGTGGTTTGGGTAAATGCTGCATCATCTACTGTTCCTACTTTGCAAGTCGTGTTAGATAATGGGAATACGGCAACACAAAGTATGGAAATAACGAATGGTCCTGTAACTTTAATTAATGCCAGTTTAGTATTAGGATCTAATTCTCCTATTAGTGCTAATGGTAGTGTGGGAAATCCAGGAGATTATTTAACAGCAACAGCAACAGGGGTAGAATGGACAAGTGCATCTTCTTCTATTCCTAATTTAGATCAAGTGTTAACAGCAGGAAATACTTCTACTCAAAATATAACCTTATCAGGAACAGGTAATCTTTCTGCGTATAGTGTCACTCCTCAATTTATAGTAGGAGATACAGGTACAGGAACGGCAGGACAAATTTTAGTAGTTAATGGAACAGCAACTGGATTAGAGTGGGTGAATAATTCAGCTTCTGGAATGACCCAGTTATTTTTAGTTGGTGATGCTGGGCCTACTCAAACACTAAATGATAGTGATAACCTTTCTCTATTAGGAGGGACAGGTCTTAGCACAGTGACTTCGGCTTCAGACACTCTTACTATAAATTTAGATAATACGGCAGTAACAGCAGGATCTTATACATTTGCTGATATTACAGTAAATGCTCAAGGTCAAATTACTGCAGCAAGTTCAAATCCTGCTTCCACATATGATTTACAGGTAGTTCAAGATAGTGGTATTCCCGCTAACGCTGTCATAGAATTAATTGGTTCAACTGGAGGAACTGACTACGTACAAATTATTGCCGGAACTAATATCACTCTTACTGCAGCAAGTGTAGTTCCTGGAATTGTGACTTCACTAACAATTGACGCAGCAGGTGGAGGTGGTGGAATGACAAGTTTTACTCTTGCGGGCAATAGCGGGCCTTCTCAAACTGTTACAAATGGAGAGACTGTAACTATTGCAGGTGGAACAGCATTAAGCTCTGTAGCCAGCGCTGCAGATACAATTACCTTAAATCTTAATAATACAACCGTAACAGCAGGATCATATACTAATGCTGATATTACAGTAGACGCTCAAGGTCGTCTTACTGCAGCTGCTAATGGAACTGGTGGAGGCTCTGGAACAGTTACTTCGGTCGGAGTAGCCGTAGGTGCAGGAATTAGTGTATCAATGAATTCAGGTGCTAACCCTATTACGGGGGCTGGAGAATTTCTTATAAGCAATACTGGAGTTGTAAATATTAGTATAGGAGCACCGGCCACTTCTATAGGAGCAGCCTTAACTGTTTCTAACTCTGCAGGAGGAACATCTATTATTACTCCTTATACGTATGCAGGGGCTGCATTAGTAGGTTATGTGCCGGCAGGAGGAAGTGCTACTACTTATTTAAGGGGAGATGGTACTTGGCAAACTCCAAATCCAGCAGGTGTAACTTCTATAACAATACAAGCAGGGGCTATTTCTACAGGATCTGCTATTACACAAAACGCAACAACAGGAGCTATTACATGGACTCCACATTATTTTGCTGGAAGTTCTAATGTTGGATATGTACCTGATTCATCCGCTGCGGATCAAACAAAAACTTTTTTAAGAGCGGACGGCACATGGCAAGACCCACCGGGGGGTTATTCATCATGGACTCTTTCAGATGGTTCTGCAACGGCAGCAATTAATGATGGAAATACAGCTACAATATCAGGAACACTTACTAATATTTCTACAACATTAACTGGCCAAGAAGTAAAAGTAGATTTAATAGATACAGCAGTAACACCGGGGACATACACAAGTGCAGACATTACTGTTGATCAAAAAGGAAGAATTACAGCAGCAGCTAATGGAGCGGTAGGAACCGTAAGCTCCGTAACTCAAGGAGCGCCAGGATCTTCTACAGGCCCTACCACTCCTTTAACTATTTCACCTACTGCAGGTGCCGTAGTAGTTGTTTCTAATGATTTTCAAGGAGATGACAAAGTGGGGCATGTACCAGACGCTTCAGGAGTTTTAGGGGATCCTAATCAAAATCAACATTTTTTAAATGCTCAAGGGTTATGGAAAATACCAAGAAGTGTTTCGCGAGAAAACTGGAGATTTCTTGTATCAGGTGACTATGATATGTCTACGTATTATACACGATCCGCTCCGCCTGCGGTAGGGTCATCAAATGGAATGGGAATTTCCGAATGGATAAACCAAGTTTGTCCTAACACACCAGGTGCCACCCCTAATAATTGGGGCAGAAAACTGTCAACTCAAGCTCAATTTGTTTATGCTCCTGACACTCAATATGGAGTAAGTCAACTGATAGGCGCAACTTTTCTTACGGCAGGTCACATGATGCTAACTGTGGGGGATAAAGGAACCCTTAATTCTGGATCAGGACAAGTAAAATATATATTTGAAATATGGAGATGGACTGGATCAGGTATTTCGGGAATCTGTACTGAGGAGCCCGGGCAACCTACTTATATAGGTAAGTATGAGCTAACTGTCTATTATGGCGCGGCTCCTGTAGGATGGGTTGATGTGTGGTGTGCTGAGCTTGTTGCTGGTGTTGGTCCTACACTGCCTCAAAAATTTCAACCAGGACAAAGTTATGGTATAACACTGAGAATAGACCCAGGATCTACAGGAGCAACTTCTGTAACTGGTCTGGCCATGTGGGCTAATCAGGATTTAGTATGGACAACGGGATCGGCATGGTAATACATTATAAATTAAATTAAAATGAAATGGACATTAGAAAACTATCAATTGGAGCGGATTATAAATCCGGAGCCATGCATTATATTGTAGGGCAAACCGTTTTAGGAGGGTCTCATACAATACATCTTATTCAAGGCCATGAAAGATCTTACAAGATATGGATTCAAAAGGGAGACGAGATTTATATGTGGAAAGAATTCCTAAGCACTCTTCCTATTTCGTTAGAATATAATATAAACTTTTAGTGAGGTCTCCACACTCTTTTATTGTAACCCCTGTTAATGACAGGCGTTATGATAACCTTAAAGATATAGGAGATATAAAATTTATCACCAGTGTTTCTGAGGAAGACCACACAGCATCTAATCGTTTTGCTACCGTAATAGAACTTCCTATTAATTATAAAGGACCTATAAAAAAGGGAAATACTTTATTAGTACATCATAATGTTTTTAAATTTTATAATGACATGCAGGGGAGGAGAAAAAGCGGTAGAAGTCATTTAAAAGAAAACTTATTCTTAGTAGATAATGAACAGTTTTATATGTATAAACAAAAAAACAAATGGTATGCTTGGGGAAAATATTGTTTTATAAAACCAGCGCCTCCTAAAGATTCTTATATATTTAAAAGTGCTACAGAAGAGCCTTTATTTGGAACTATTAAATATATTAATCAAGAACTTTTAGATTTAGGAGTAAAAGAAGGAGACTCTATTTCGTATACTCCTGGAAGCGAATATCCTTTTACTGTAAACGATGAGAAATTATATCGTATGTTTACAAATAATATAACAATGACTGTATGATAAATATAGTAGATAATTTTATAGATAAAGATTTATTTAAGATAGCTACTTCTTATTTAAAAAAAGGAGATTTTATTGCTCATACAGTAGGAGAAAAAGATTTTTATATCCAAGAATCTCCTAAAAGTTTTAACGATTATGTATTAAGAAAACTTTCTATGATAGAAGGAAAACCTTTAAAAAACATATTAAGTTTTTTTAGAGTATCCACTGATAAGTTAGATAATACATGGAGAATACATTCGGATTTAAATATAGATGGACAACAACCAGATAGAGCAGCCGTATTATATATGTCTCCTCGTCAACGTGAAGATCTACATGGTACTGCATTTTGGGAACATGAGGTTTATGGAAAAAGTTTACCTTCTCATATTAGTAATGAAGATTATGATAAAATGATAAGAGTAGATTCAGAAGAGTTAGATATGTGGAGGTTAGTATCGGTGGCTGGCTATGAGCAAAATAGATTAGTCTCTTATCCGGCTACTTATTTTCATAGCAAGTATCCTAACAAATCATGGAAAGAAGGAAGAGAAGTTTTTGTAATGTTTTATAAATTTAAATAATGAATAGTAGAGAAATAAAAGAAAGTATTATTGCTGCGGGAGAAAAGGCTGTAAAACAATTAATTAAAGTAGCAAAAGAAGATATTATTAAATATGAGGCGGAAGACCCTTTAGCAGCTGATAGGCTTAAAAACGCGGCGGCTACTAAAAAACTCTGTATTATGGATGCATTTGAAATATTAAAACGTATAGAAGAAGAGCGAGCAATGTTAGATGGTAATATTGCAGAAAAGAAAACTAATACACTAAAAGGATTTGCAGAATCAAGATCAAAATAAATTATATAAAGAATTAAAAAACTTTATTCCTAAATCTGTTATATCAAATAAAAACAGAGGAAGAACTTGGTTGTATGGATATAATGAAAAATACGATGTTGTTGTAATATCTAAAACAGGACAGATTGAAAGTGTTATTGAAGTAAATGGTTTAAAGATTGCTCTCCCTAAGCCTCCTAAAGATATATATAAAAGAAGTAATAATAAATCAGAACAATATTGGGAGCCCGCTTTAATACCTAAAGAATTAAAAAGAATAAAGTCTATATTTCAGTGGCATGATACTCCCGATAATTTTAAATCTCAATGGGTAGAGTATATAGAAGAAGAGTTTGACAGAAGAGACCAAGGTCATTGGTTTATGAATAATGGAGTACCAACTTATATAACAGGAACACATTATATGTATTTACAATGGACAAAAATAGATGTAGGAAATCCAGACTTTAGAGAAGCTAATAGAATATTTTATATATTTTGGGAAGCATCTAAAGCGGACAAAAGAAGTTTTGGAATGTGTTACTTAAAAATAAGACGTTCTGGATTTTCTTTTATGAGTTCTTGTGAAGGTGTTAATCAAGCGACTATTACTAAAGATGCGCGAATAGGTATATTATCTAAAACAGGATCCGATGCTAAAAAAATGTTTACTGATAAAGTGGTGCCTATTTCCAATAACTATCCTTTCTTTTTTAAACCTATTCAAGATGGTATGGATAAACCTAAAACTGAATTAGCTTATAGAGTTCCGGCTTCTAAAATTACTAAAAAAAATATGCACACTTTATCCGATGAGGAGTTAGAAGGTTTAGATACTACTATTGACTGGAAGAACACAGGAGATAATAGTTATGACGGGGAAAAGCTACAATTACTACTTCATGATGAAAGTGGTAAGTGGGAAAAACCTGATAACATATTGAATAACTGGAGGGTAACTAAAACTTGTCTACGATTAGGAAGTAAGATTATTGGTAAGTGTATGATGGGGTCTACATCCAACGCATTAGATAAAGGAGGGGCGAACTTTAAATCTTTATATGAAGACTCTATGCCTAATAAACGTAATGCTAATGGTCAGACTAAAAGTGGGTTATACTGTTTATTCGTTCCAATGGAGTGGAACTTTGAAGGGTATATAGATA